TGGCCCAAACTGAAGGCATGGGAGAGTTTGTACAAATGACTGCTGATGCTAGAACAGCAGGTCAACGTGAAATAGATATGAAAAAGGCCGCGGCCGAACAAGCGAAAAAAGATGCTGTTACTAAGCCGTTTGCTGAGTTTAGACAAACTATACAAAATATTAGAAGTACCATTGAAGAATCATTACTTGAATCAGAAGTAATGGGCACACTAGGTATTGCATTAACAGGTATAAGCAATACACTTATAGAAGTTACTAAAGGAATTACTGAAAATGTTGCAAGATATCTTAAGAGTGATCAGTTTAAAACAGATGTTGAAAACTTTAAAAATAAAATAGTCGCAATGGCCGTAAAAGCACAAAGTATGGTCAAATATTTAAGATCGGAAGAGTTTAAGAAAAAGTTTGATGACTTTATGGCAAAAATTGGTGAAGGTGTAAAATCAATTAAGGGGTTTGTTACTGATGTTACAAACTTAGGATTGAACAAAGCTATTGCAAAAGCACTAGGCGGCAAAGAAGGTGCAACCATTGGTGATGTTGTTAAAGATAAATTTAGCGAAATGATCGGCGGTATTGATTTTTCAGGTATTGCTGTAAAGTTAGGACTTGCTATTACTGGACTGTTTGTAGGTGCAAAAGTTATTGGCGCAATGAAAAGCGGTATTGGCAGTATGTTTGGTGGATTATTTGGCGGTACCAAAGGAGGTGCTGTTAAAGGTCCAGCGGGTGCAGGCAAAGCAGGTAAAGGTGTTGGAGACTTTGTTGGTAATGTAGGCGGTGGTGTTCTCAAAGGTGTTGCTAAAGGATTAGCGGCATTCGGCAATCCACAAGTAGCAATAGGTGGCGCAGTACTAGCAGGAGTTATTCTTGTTATTGGTGCGGCAGTTGCAGGTGCTACGTGGTTAGTAGGTAAATCATTACCAACGTTTGCAGACGGCATGAAGTCCTTTGAAGAGTTAGACGGTGCTAAACTTTCAGCGGCAGGAAAAGGTATGCTTGCAGTTGCAGGAGGCATGGCGGCATTTGGTGCAGGTACAGCAGTTGCAGGATTAGGAAACTTAGTAGGCGGAATAGCAGATGGCATTGGTGCATTATTTGGTGCTGAAAAAGCAAATCCATTAGATCAATTATTAGAATTTCAAAAATACACAATCGATGAAGCAAAAGTCAAAGGCAATGCAAATGCACTAGTTGCATATTCAACTGCAATGGCCGCATACGGCGGCGGTACAGCGGCAAGCGGATTAGGTACTTTAGTAAGTGGGTTAGCAGGCGGCATTACATCGTTCTTTGGCGGCGAAACTGGCATACCATATGATGATATAATTAAATTCCAAGGTTATGCTTTTGATACAGAAAAAGTAAAAGCAAACGCGGCCGCAATGGTAGCATTTAACGAAGCATTAACTTCTAATTCAAGTGCAGGCGCAAAAAGCGGTGTAGGAAATGCAGTTGGAGCAATTGGCAATGCTATTGCAGGATTCTTTGGAGCTAAAACACCATTTGACAAAGTAAAAGATTTTGGAGCAATGGAATTAAATGCTGAAGGTGTTAAAACAAATGCTGAAGCAATGGTTCACATGGCAAATGCTCTAAACTCATTTACAAGCGGAGAAGCAGGAGAGATTGAAATCTCTAAAAAAACTGTTGCATCATTAGAACGTTTAGCTGGCATGGATAGCACAGGTATTGGTACATTATCTACTAACTTGCAAAGTATTGCTTCAATAACAGGATTAGATACAAACATTAATTCGCTCAATTCACTTGACACAGAGAGCATAACCAATTATAATAAAGCAATGAAAGAATTAGTAGAAGTATTAGGTGAATTAAATACTGAACTTGCTAAAGATAATAAACTTGGTTTTGGTAGTGGAACTAATGCAGGTGATGTTGTAGCTAAAATGGATACAATCGGCGGCGGTGGATCCGGCACTGGTAGCTCAGATCAGCTAGAACGGTTAAATACGTTAGTAGGAAATCTCGAAACAGTAATGATAGCAGTCAGAGACAATACCAAAGCGACTGCTACTAACACTAGCGGGAACATGTACGGTTAGGAAATTATATGAGTTGGAAAAAGCATTTTACACCAGTTAAAACTGGTAATAACACAGAAGGAAGCTACAGTCCGTTCACTGCAAGAAATGGTGGTGGTGGTCAAGCTGGTCCTGCGCGGTCTAACTATTCATCATATTTGCCAGACGTATACATAGGTAGTCCAAATCGTGTTGAACGTTATGGTCAATATAATACAATGGATATGGATAGTGAGGTAAATGCCGCACTTGATATCCTTGCAGAATTTACTACACAACAAAACAAACAAAATAAAACTCCGTTTTTAGTTGACTTTAAAACTAAAGCAACAAATTCAGAAATTACAATTATATCGCAATACTTACAACAGTGGAGTAAATTACAAAACTTTGAAACACGTATGTTCCGCTTAATGCGTAACGTGTTTAAGTATGGTGATGCATTTTTTGTAAGAGATCCAGAAACTAAAAAATTGTTTCATGTTGATCCTGCAAAAGTTACAAAAATTATTGTAAATGAATCTCAAGGTAAAACACCTGAGCAATATCTAGTAAAAGACTTTAATTTAAACTTTGCTGAAATGGTAGCAACAACACCATATCAAACAACTGGTCAAGGATCAGGAGGCACAGGCGATGCAGGTTACTTAACCGGTGGCGTTCGTGGCATGGTTGGTAATTCAAGTACAAGTGCAGGCGGCGGACGTTTTCAACAAGGCGAAAATGAAATAGCTGTTGATGCAGGGCATATGATACATTTAAGTTTATCAGAAGGATTAGATTTAAATTATCCTTTTGGTAATAGTTTATTAGAAACAGTATTCAAAGTATTCAAACAAAAAGAATTGCTCGAAGATGCGATTATTATATATCGTGTGCAAAGAGCTCCAGAAAGAAGAGTATTCTACGTTGATGTGGGTAACATGCCATCACACCTTGCTATGCAATTTGTGGAACGTGTTAAGACGGAAATTCATCAAAGACGAATCCCATCGCAAACGGGGGGTGGCCAAAACGTTATAGACTCAGCTTACAATCCCCTATCAATTAACGAAGACTACTTCTTCCCACAAACTGCTGAAGGTAGAGGATCTAAAGTTGAAACGTTACCAGGCGGTACTAACCTCGGAGAGATAGATGACCTTAGATATTTTACTAATAAGCTCGTACGTGGCTTACGAATCCCTAGTTCATACTTACCGACCGGGCCTGATGATGGAAATTCTCAATACACTGACGGACGAGTTGGAACAGCATACATACAAGAACTAAGATTTAATACATACTGTGAACGTTTACAGAATTTAGTAGTTGAAGAATTCAACCAAGAATTTAAACGTTATGTTTTAGAAAAAGGTGTAAACATTGATACAGCAATGTTTGATCTTAAATTTCAACCTCCACAAAACTTTGCAAGTTATAGACAAAGTGAGATTGATAATGCAAGAGTACCTACGTATTCACAAATGAGTGCAATACCTTATATTTCAAATAGATTTGCAATGACACGTTTCTTAGGAATGAGCGACGAAGAGATTGCAGAAAACGAAAGACTATGGCGTGAAGAAAATGATGAAAATCTAGAAGCGTCAAATACCGATGCCGCAGGAGAAATGCGTGGTGCAGGGATAAGCGGCGCAGGTATAAGTTCAGACTTAGGGAACATTGAAGACGATGCAACAGAAGAACCAGATCCAACAATAGGTGGAGATGAAATGGCTGGAGCAACCCCTGAAGCAGGAGCAGAACAATCCGCACCTCCGGCAACGGATCAAACGATATAAATACTAACATGATACTACGTGAACTATTTTACTACGACAAAGAAACATTCGACACAGTCGAAGACGATCGCTATGAAGAGCGAGATGATGACTCACCAGTTGAGTATAGTGATACACGTAAGACACGGTTAACACTTCGTCAAATCAATAAAGTCCGCAAGGCATCTGAACTACATAACAGTGAACAAGCAGAAGAATTAGATTTTGTGCGTCAAATGTATGGAGTGGCAGCCAATGCCGAAGCGGGGGTCTAGTTGCCAAAGATAGACAAGAGTCAATACACTAAGCAACAATGGAAAATAGTTAGAGAAGAAAGACGCAACAAAAAGCGTGAACGTCTTATTCGTGAAAACACTGTTCCATTAAACACGTTATTGCAAACAGCAAATAAAGGTAAAATTGGCTTTGTGCTAGGTAATGGCACAAGTAGAAGTAGTATTGACGTTCAAGAACTACAACAGCAAGGTAAAACATATGCATGTAATGCTGTATACAGAAACGGTATTACTCCAGACTATCTAGTTGCTGTTGATACAAAAATGATACTAGAGATTACAAGTACTGGTTATCAAAACAATAATATAGTGTACACAAATCCTAATAAATCATATTCAGGTATAAAAAACTTAAATTTTTTCAATCCTAGCAAAGGTTGGAGTAGCGGACCCACAGCATTATGGCTTGCCGCACAACACGGATATGAAAAAATATACATACTAGGCTTTGACTACAAAGGTTTAGACGACGGTAAAAGATTAAACAATATCTTTGCAAATACACGCAATTACAAAAAATCAACAGATGGTGCAACTTTTTTTGGTAATTGGATGAGACAAACCATTGCTGTACTACGTGAAAACCCACATATTGAATTTAATAGAATAATATTACCTGATAACTATATACCTGACGAACTAAATACTTTTGACAATATGAAGCACATTTTAGTAGATGATTTTAAGGAAATATTCAATCTTTCCTAGCATCTAGTCAAAAAGGCGCAAAAAACGCCTATATCTACGTAGTTTTCCTTATAAATAGTAAATACAAATGACAGCCTTACCATAGGTAACAATTTTATAGGAGAAAACAATGGCAGATCGCAACAAGTTTGAAGAAATGCTTGAGCGCCTAATTGCAGAAGACAAAGCAGGTGCTGAAGAATTATTTCACGAAATCGTAGTTGAGAAATCAAGAGACATCTACGAAAATATTTTAGAAAATGATTTAGAAGAAGTAGCCGACGAAGAAGTCGACGAAACTACTGATGAAGAAGTTGATGAAACTACTGACGAAGAAGTAGACGAAGCAACTGACGAAGAAGTTGATGAAGCTTCTGAAGAAGACAAAGTTGATGAAAACTTTGATCTTGACGAATTTGAAGTTGAAGGCGACGACGACATGGGCGGTGACCCAGCAGACGATATGATGGGTGACATCGAGGATGCAGTTGACGGCGACGAAGGCGAAGAAGATGAAGGTGAAGAAGGCGATGTTGAAGATCGTGTTGAAGACCTAGAAGATGCACTAGATGACCTAAAAGCTGAATTTGAAAAAATGATGGCTGGCGACGAAGGCGGAGACGCTGAAGACGATATGGACGCTGGTGATGAAGAAGCCCCTGAAGAAGAGGCTTATAACTTTGGCGAAGCTGAAGAAGATACTGACGAAGCAGTTGAAGAAGCAACAGACGAAGAAGTAGATGAAACTACTGACGAAGAAGTTGACGAATCAAAAGAGCCTAAGTCAGACATTGATGTAATGAAAGAGTATGTTGAAAAAGTAACTGCTTCTATGGGCGACAACGGCGCAAACGCTAAGTCAACTGTAGCAGGTTCTAACAATATGGGCGGAAGTGCAAGTAACATAGTTGCTGGCGGAGAGTCTGATACTAAAGGAACTACTGGCGGATTAGCGGCAAACACTAGCAAAGATGAAACAGCAGGGAACGTTAACGTACCAGGCGGAAAAGCATCTAAGTCAATGAAAGCTGAACCAAAAGGCCACGGCGCAGAGAAAAAAGGCGCAGGCGAAACAGCTGACAATAAAAAATCTATAGTCGGCAAATAATAAGGTTGAACTAGTATGAACAACTTTTTAAGAGAGCACTTGACATTCGACCAGGCTAACATAGTCGTTGAGTCTACCGATAACTCCAAAGGAGGCAAAGACCTTTACATGAAAGGTATTTGTATACAAGGCGGTGTGCGTAACGCAAACCAACGTGTGTATCCTGTAGAAGAAATTGGTAGGGCTGTCAAAACTCTCAATGATCAAATATCCGGAGGATATAGTGTACTCGGGGAAGTTGATCATCCAGAAGGCCTTAATATTAACTTAGACCGTGTAAGTCACATGATAACAGATTGTTGGATGGATGGCCCAAACGGTTATGGCAAGTTAAAAATTTTACCAACTCCTATGGGAAAACTAGTTGAAACAATGCTGGAAAGCGGCGTTAAATTAGGTGTTTCCAGTAGGGGCTCTGGTAATGTTTCAGAAGACGGAGGCAATCAAGTCTCCGACTTTGAAATTATAACAGTTGATGTCGTGGCGCAACCAAGTGCGCCAGGCGCTTACCCAACACCAATCTACGAGCATTTAATGAATGCACGTGGCGGAATGAAGGCATACGAAATGGCACAGGCAACAAAACAAGACCCAAAGGCACAAAAGTATCTAAAGGAATCGCTAGTGAATATCATTAGCAAACTCCAATAACGAGGAGAAAATAATATGTTGGATGCACTAAAAACACTTTTCGAAAACGATGTAGTTACGGAAGAAGTGCGCAACGAAATTCAAGAAGCTTGGGACGCGAAGATCAAAGAGAATCGCCAGCAAGTAACATCAGAGCTACGTGAAGAATTTGCCAAGAAATATGAGCATGACAAAGGTACAATGGTTGAAGCCATTGATACTCTTGTATCGGAACGTTTAGCAGAAGAAATTGCTGAGTTTGCGGATGACCGTAAACAATTAGCAGAAGCCCGTGCAAAATATGCAGTTGCTCAGCGTGAAAACGCAGAGAAACTAAAAGGATTTGTTATGGAGCAACTAACTAAAGAAGTTGGTGAGCTACATGAAGATCAAAAAGCAATGGCGGTTAACTTCGGCAAGCTAGAAGAATTTGTTGTAGAAGCACTTGCAAAAGAACTTGCAGAGTTTAACGAAGACAAAAAAGATTTAGCAGAAACTAAAGTACGTTTAGTACGTGAAGCTAAAGAACACTTCAAGAAAGTTAAAACTAACTTTGTTGAAAGAAGTGCTAAAGCAGTATCAGAAACAGTTGACAAAGCTCTTAAAGGAGAAATTGGACAACTTAAAGAAGATATTGAAGAAGCACGAAGAAACGATTTTGGGCGTAAACTGTTTGAAGCATTTGCTTCAGAATACGCAGGAAGCTACCTAAATGAAGCGTCAGAAACCGCAAAACTAATTAATGTTATCGCTATGAAAGATAAGCAAATTAGTGAAGCAAAAACATTTGCAACTAAAGCTAAAGCATTAGCAGAATCTCAGGCAACTGAGAAGAAGCGTTTAGTAGAAGCGGCAGAAAGAAAAGACGTACTTAATGAACTTACTGGACCTTTATCAAAAGACCAGAAAGAGATTATGACAGACTTACTGGAATCTGTACAAACTAAAAAGCTACGCTCACAGTTTGACAAGTACCTACCGGCAGTAATAGACGGGAATACTCCAGCCAAAAAGGCAATTTTATCAGAAGGCAAAGAAGTTACAGGCAACCGTGAACAAAGTTCACAAACTAACGTTAGTAGACAAGCAGACGCAGAACAATTCAACAGAAATGTTGTAGACATTGTGCGTTTAGCTGGAATATAATTTAAGGAGATATGAAATGTCAGAACTACTAGAAAGTCGCTGGCAGGAGACCAAAGGTGCACTAGTTGAAGGATTAACAGGAAATAAGAAATCTGTTATGGAAGCAACACTTGAGAATACTAGAAAGTATTTGTCAGAGAGTGCAACAGC